AGAACGCCTTATCCGGCCTACGGGAACAGTGCTTTTTGTGGGCCTGATAAGATGCGTTAAGCGTCGCATCAGGCATTATGGCGCAGTTGCCGGATGCGGCGAGAACGCCTTATCCGGCCTACGGGAACAGTGCTTTTTGTGGGCCTGATAAGATGCGTTAAGCGTCGCATCAGGCATTATGGCGCAGTTGCCGGATGCGGCATGAACGCCTTATCCGGCCTACGGGAACAGTGCTTTTTGTGGGCCTGATAAGACGCGTTAAGCGTCGCATCAGGCAACAAACTCACGGGTGAGCCACAAACCGGGAAAGCCGCTGGCGCAGCAGGCGGTTTTCCTGCTTCAGGTGCGCAATATCATCCATTAACGTCAGCGCCACCGCGATCCCCGGCCAGTCCAGAGCCAGTTCATGACGCAGGCGTACCGCGCGTTGCACCACAATGGCGGCATGGTCGTCAAATACCCAGGTTGTCTCCTGGATCTCACTCGGTTCAACCACCCCCAAACCGACAATTTCATTCAACTCCTCTTCAGAGATGCCGGTATGCAGGCAAAATTCGGTAATAGTAAAAGTCACCGTAACATTAGCCATTATGCTTTCCCCCAATCTTTACGTGGATCAAAAGACGACTGGGCGTCTGCCAGTTGCTGCCACAGCGCGGCAGTGTTTTCATCCGGTTTCGGCGGCATCACGATTTTCAGTACCGCATACAGATCGCCGGTCTGTTTTTTGCTCACCAGACCTTTGCCTTTAACGCGCAATCGTTGCCCGGCCTGGCTGCCAGGCGGGATAGTCAGCAAAATGCTTTCTTTCAGTGTTGGAACGGTGACTTTAGTACCCAGCGCCGCTTCCCACGGGCTAACCGGCACCACTATTTCCAGATCCTGGCCGACAATATCAAACAGCGGATGTGGCGCAATGTGAATCACCAGCCACAGGTCGCCATTTGGACCGCCGTTTTCGCCCGGCGTCCCCTGGCCTTTCAGGCGGATGCGTTGACCATTGCCGACGCCCGCCGGGATCTTCACATTCAGCGTTTTCGGGATTTCCTGTTCGATCATGCCAAAGGCGTTATAAACCGGCAGGTTATAGCTGATGGTACGCTTATGCTCAGTAAGCGTTTCTTCGAGGAATACCGCCACTTCGATTTCAATATCGTGGCCGCGTGTGGCGGGGCGTTGACGGCTCTGGCGGGCATGCTGACCGAAAATTGACGAGAAGATATCGTCAAAATCTTCGGCGTTAAAACTCTGACCGTCGCCATGATGGAACTGACGGTTAAATTGCGGATCGTTGCGATGTTGCCACATCTGATCATACTCAGCGCGACGTTGTTCATCACTTAACACTTCCCAGGCTTCAGCGACCTCTTTGAAGCGGGCTTCGGCATCAGGTTCTTTGCTGACATCAGGATGGTATTTGCGGGCCAGTCGACGATAGGCGGTCTTGATTGTCTTGAGATCGTCCGTCGGTTTCACGCCCATGATGGCGTAATAATCCTTTAATTCCATAGCGTTATCTCGCGTAAATCAACACAAATTGAAGGAACCCCTGTAAGGTAACTCCTATAAGTGTAGGGTAATCCTCAAAATTTCATATGCCAACACAGAATATGTTATTGAAATCATCGCGGAGGGGAGGTCGCCTCAAGGTGGGAGGAACATATTTTATTTACCTCACTCCTGAACTTTTGGCTCATGCTTACAAGTTAAACAATAAGGAAAGGAATGCACAACTCGACTATTTAAATCGTTATGCAATTTAATGATAAAGACATGTGCTAAAAACCATTTCTATTAGTCTCACATTCTTTTTTTATTGGTAATGGTAACGCCGCTGATTTTCTTTATAGCTACTGATGTAATCATTAGCGGCGTAAACGAGGCCGGGGCTAATCAGGCATAGTTTGCGTCAAAACTTGCCTGTTTTTAAAGGGGAATATAGAAAAACAGGCGTTCAACGAGCCATTTTGCGAACCTGTTCCCGGAAAAATGACATATTTCTGTCACACTCTTTAATTATTGATAACAAAAGAGGTGTGAGGAATGAACAAAACGCTAATCGCCGCAACTGTAGCAGGGATAGTTTTACTCGCTTCAAATGCTCAGGCACAAACCGTACCGGAAGGCTATCAGCTACAGCAAGTGCTCATGATGAGCCGCCATAACTTACGTGCGCCGCTGGCGAACAATGGCAGTGTGCTGGAGCAGTCGACGCCGAATAAATGGCCTGAATGGGACGTCCCCGGTGGGCAGCTCACCACTAAAGGGGGCGTGCTCGAAGTGTATATGGGCCATTATATGCGTGAATGGCTGGCAGAACAGGGGATGGTGAAATCAGGGGAATGCCCGCCACCGGACACCGTTTATGCCTATGCCAATAGTCTGCAACGCACCGTCGCGACCGCGCAGTTCTTTATTACTGGCGCATTCCCTGGGTGTGATATTCCTGTTCATCACCAGGAAAAAATGGGCACTATGGACCCCACCTTTAACCCAGTGATCACCGATGATTCCGCCGCATTCAGTGAACAGGCGGTGGCGGCAATGGAGAAAGAGCTCAGCAAACTCCAGCTTACCGACAGCTACAAGCTACTGGAACAAATCGTTAACTATAAAGATTCTCCTGCGTGTAAAGAGAAGCAACAATGTTCGCTTGTAGATGGCAAAAATACCTTTAGCGCGAAGTATCAACAAGAACCGGGCGTTTCCGGGCCGCTGAAAGTCGGCAACTCGCTGGTAGATGCGTTTACTTTGCAATACTACGAAGGTTTTCCGATGGATCAGGTGGCCTGGGGAGAAATCAAATCTGACCAGCAGTGGAAGGTGTTGTCGAAGCTGAAAAACGGTTACCAGGACAGCCTGTTTACCTCACCGGAAGTGGCGCGCAATGTTGCGAAACCGCTGGTCAGTTATATCGACAAAGCCCTGGTCACCGATCGCACCAGTGCACCGAAAATCACGGTATTAGTTGGGCACGACTCCAACATTGCCTCTCTGTTAACGGCGCTGGATTTCAAACCGTATCAGTTGCATGACCAGAACGAACGCACGCCGATTGGCGGCAAAATCGTTTTCCAGCGTTGGCATGACAGCAAAGCCAATCGCGACCTGATGAAAATTGAATATGTGTACCAGAGTGCGGAACAGTTACGTAATGCCGATGCGTTAACCCTGCAGGTACCTGCGCAGCGCGTGACGCTGGAATTAAGCGGTTGCCCGATAGATGCCAACGGTTTTTGCCCAATGGATAAGTTTGATAGCGTATTGAATGAAGCGGTGAAATAACAGAAAACTCCCCCGCGTGAAGCGGGGGAGTCGCTGGTTAAACGTTTTTACGTTCGATGGTCTGTTCGCCCCAAAAAAGCGAATCTTTATCGGTCTTAGCAAAGGCTTTGACTAACACTTCATCGCTACCTTCTTCCCAAATCTTTTCCGCCATTTTTTCGTCGTACCCGGCGACTTCGAAAATGGCCTCGGCTATTTCCGGCGACGTATTGCGCAGAGATGCCCATTCACCGACGTGATGAGCTTTCGCTTCTTGAGTTGGCATGCGTATCCTCCTGTTGAAGATTAGCCGTTAAGTTTAACTGCCAGACCTGCGACATATTCCCCTTGATAACGAGCAATAGACAGTTCTTCCTGGCTGGGCTGGCGTGAACCGTCACCGCCTGCGATGGTGGTTGCGCCGTACGGCGTACCGCCGCGAACCTGTGAAACGTCAAATAATTCCTGCGCTGCGTAGCCAATGGGGACAATCACCATGCCGTGATGCGCAAGGGTCGTCCAGGTGGATGTGATGGTTTGTTCCTGACCGCCGCCAGTACCGGTGGAACTAAAGACGCTCGCCAGTTTTCCGTATAGTGCGCCGGAAGCCCACAGGCCGCCCGTCTGGTCGAGGAAGGTACGCATTTGACCGGACATGTTACCAAAGCGGGTAGGTGTACCAAAAATAATGGCGTCGTAATCGGCCAGTTCTTGCGGGGTTGCAACCGGTGCAGTTTGCGTTTTACCGCCTGCTTTTTCAAATAATTGCGGCGGCATGGTTTCCGGTACACGCTTAACGACAACTTCTGCGCCATCCACTTTGCTTGCACCCTCAGCAACTGCGCGTGCCATCGTTTCAACATGTCTAAGGATATGCTTTATCATTTTGAAAAATATAATTTTATTTCATCCTCCTGGTCACTTTGGGGCACGTCTGGGGCACGGGCATTAAGGACATTATTCAGCATAGCAACCTGAGTCACGCTGCACTCAGGCATCCATGCACCATAAACATTGTAGACCATGCTGGCGCTGGAGTGCCCCATCTGTGATGCAATAAATGTCGGGTTTGCTCCGGCAGATAAAGCCCAGCACGCATAAGTATGGCGTGACTGATATGCTTTCCGGGCTCTTATACCCGCTCTTTTCATTGCTGAGTCCCATGTTGCCCCGATGGAGCTTACCGCATAGTTAATACCCGCCTTGTGATTCTTGCGAACGATTTGCGGACAGAAAACAAAAGTGCACTCGTGCAAAATTGTTCTTCCGTACTCGCGTAATTTAACGGTGATCTGATGCTGCCTGCCAAGACGAGTAAGCATCGCCTGGTTTTTAAGTGCTTCAATGGCTGGTGCCAGAAGATGTATAACCCGGTCGGTGCCAGCATCAGTCTTTGGTAGCGTAAAATCACCTATTTTTGTAAAATTTCTTCGCACTGTTATCGTGCCAACTTTCAGGTCGATATCCTCCCATGCAAGTGCGGCAATTTCACCATGTCGCATCCCCGTAAAAACAGCCACTGTCCAGAGGTTTTTGGTCTGTTGATGATGACAGGCATCAATGAGGCGACCAAACTCCTCTCTGGTCAGTGGATCTGGCACAGGTTTTGATTTCCTCAGTGGTGTTATTGAATTAAACGGGTTTTTCTCCAGATACCCGTTTTCAGCGGCAAAGCTGAACATCCCGGCAGTTGTTGTCATGTAATAGTTTACCGTGGGGACTGTTCTTCCTTTGTTGGTGGAAGTGTTTTTCCTGCTTTCCTTTTCCCCAGTCAGTAAATCTTTCCTGATGAACAGCAAATCCTCTTTTGTAATCGAGGATGCCAGTCTACCCACGCCAAGCCTCGGTAGCATATTTTTCATCACTGATTGATAACGATTTAAGGCGTTACTACTGATTTCCATTGCTTTCAGAGTAAGCCATTTCTGTGCCAGTTCACCGACGGTGATATCTTTTTTTACCAGGCCAAATAGCTTCAGGTTAGGTGAGTCAGGGAATCGCTCGGCATAATCAAACGTTCCTGTTCTGATTGCAAAGCAGACCGAAGCCCTTAACTCACCAGCGATCTTTCTGTTTTTCGGTGTATCGGGCACGCGAAGATTTTCGCGCACTCGTTTACCCCTGTACTTAAACGTTATTCGGAGTTTTCCTCCGTGATTTTCAACGCCGGCTGGATAGGCTGAATTCGCCATTGTTCCTCCTGCGTCCAAGAGCACGCTCAGGTTATACTCTTATGGACAAGAATTAAACATCCTGAGATGGTAAGGGTTGGTTTTTAATCCAGGTGTTGATGGTAGGAAGATGATAGAGACATTCGCTGTTTTTCTTTGGCGTTCCGTCGGGGGCGATTTGTTTATATTCTCTGCCGTTCATCCACGCAGCGTCCCTGGCGCGTAATATGGTTCCTTTTCTCAGGCCTGTTACAGCCATTAAAAGCTCCAGTGTTACCCATTCATTCGCATTTATCTGTACAACAGGTGTGATGACTGGTTGAATGCCATGGCTATGTTGGTTTACGAACTCGCGCATAAGTTACCTCCGCATATGTAAGAAAAAACCGCCCGAAGGCGGTTGTCAGTTGATTGATGTGCGGCGCATTTTTCGAAGGCTGGCAATATGCTTTTCCTTCTCAATTTCCGCTTTAATCATATGTAGTTCGTTGTGATCGATTCGCTCAAATTCTGCATTAAATGAGTTAATTGATGCGGCTCTGGTTTTCCCATCCAGCCTTCGGAAGATCACCTGTGTCAGCGTTACCTTGCAGACTTGAACCGGATAGTTGTTGGCGTCGACGAAGGACTGCCCGCGCTGGATCAGAACGAACACAGGTAGCATTCCTTAATTGTCATATCATTTGCACCTCGTTGCTACGGCTATCGCCATTGCTCCCCAAATACAAAACCAATTTCAGCCAGTGCCTCGTCCATTTTTTCGATGAACTCCGGTACCATTTCGTCAAAAACCTCCATGTATTTTTCATCCCGTTCGACCACGACATAATGCAGGCCTTCACGCTTCATACGCGGGTCATAGTTGGCAAAGTACCAGGCATCTTTTCGCGTCACCCACATGCTGCACCTGGGCCATGTAAGCCGACTTTATGGCCTCGAAACCACCGAGCCGGAATTTCATGAAATCCCGGGAGGTAAACGGGCATTTCAGTTCAAGGCCGTTGCCGTCACTGCATAAACCATCGGGAGAGCAGGCGGTGCGCATACTTTCGTCGCGATAGATGATCGGGGATTCAGTAACATTCACGCCGGAAGTGAACTCAAAGAGGGCTCTGGCGTCGTTCTCGTACTGTTTTCCCCAGGCCAGCGCTTTAGCGTTAACTTCCGGAGCCACACCGGTGCAAACCTCAGCCAGCAGGGTGTGGAAGTAGGACATTTTCATGTCAGGCCATTTCTTTCCTGAGCGGGGTTTTGCTATCACGTTGTGAACTTCTGAAGCGGTGATGACGCCGAGCCGTAATTTGTGCCACGCATCATCCCCCTGTTCGACAGCTCTCACGTCGATCCCTGTACGTTGCAGGATAATGTCCGGTGTCATGCTGCTACCTTCTGCTCTGTGACTTTCTGTTTCAGGAATCCAAGAACCTTCACAGCTTCAGCCTGTGTTAGTTCTGAAGATGTGTAAATGTTGCGGCGAAAAATCTGGGAACAGAGCGGCAACAGGTCGTCATCCCACGTTTTTTCCATGGAAGTAAGAAGGGCGTTAATTTCCGACATGGTTTCTTCGTTAACCGGGGTGATGTCGCGTTCCGGCTGACGTTCTGTAGTATATGCAGTATTTTCGACAATACGCTCGGCTTCATCCTTGTCATAGATGCCAGCAAATCCGAAGGCCAGGCGAGCACACTGAATCATGGCTTTGTGCCGTAACATCCGTTTGGGATGCGACTGCCACGGTCCGGTGATTTCTCTGCCTTCGCGGGTTTTGAATGGTGTGCGGCGACATTCATCCATCCACTCGGTAACGCAGATCGGGTGATTGCGATCTTTGCGGTAAATCCGGCATGTACAGGACTCATTGTCCTGCTCAAAGTCCATGCCATCAAACTGCTGGTTTTCATTGATAATGCGGGACCAGCCATCAACGCCAACCACCGGAACGATGCCGTTCTGCTTGTCAGGGAAGGCGTAAATTTCTTTCGTCCAGGGATTAAGGCCGTACTGGTTGGCGACGATCAACAATGCGATAAATTGCGCATCGCTGGCATCACCTTTAAATGCCGTCTGGCGAAGAGTGGTGATTAGTTCCTGTGGGTCGACAGAATCCATGCCGACACGTTCAGCCAGCTTCCCTGCCAGCGTTGCGAGTGCTGTACTCATCCGTTTTATACCTCTGAATCAATATTAATTTGGTGACGGGCGATGGTTTCAGCCATGTAGCGGATGTGTTCTGCCATGCGTTCCTGAAAATCGACATCGTCATCAAATGCACGGGAAATAGCTTTTTTGCTGGCCCCGTGACGTTGCAGATTATCGATGCATAGCGATTCAAACAGGTGTTGGGGCAGACCTTTTTCCAGGTCGTCTGCCAGCTCAGCTTCAGTTTCTTCACGGGCAATTTGCTGGTAGTGTCGTGCCCATGACTGCTCTTCAATGCGATCGGGGATAAGCCAGGCATTCATGATTTATCACCTCCGAAATTTTCAAGCCTGTTGGCAATCATGATGGCGATATCAGGGATTGCTGGCGCTGTGGCTATACATGCGGGGTTGGCGCACAAACCATAGACGGCGGCAATCACGAGCTGTCTTTTCCAGTCGAGAGTTACTGGCTCAGAATTGGCGTCATCGCCGGACGTATCACTGCCTGGCTCGTTCTGAACAACGGTTTCGCCCTCCTGAGCGGCATCAACAGAGTTTTCCTGAATGATCTTCTCCTCAGTTTGTGCTGAGTCTTCTCCATCAGCGGCGTCATTTTCTCCAAAAGTTTCTGTGTAAGTGCTATCGCCCATTACCGCACTACAGTCAGGGCAGTTACCCCCGCCAGTCTGACCACAGACGCGGCAGTTTTTTTCCAGCTCCGGTTGCGCTACTGGCCCTGGCTGTTGCTCTTCTGGCCCGTTTTGTTGCGTATCCGGGCTGTTTTGTCCCGCTTCTGGGGCAATTTGTTCCACTTTGGACTGATTCTGGTCCTCAGTGTCGCGAGTCTGGATCCCCTTCACCCACTTCGGATCAGCAGGGTTACTGATGCCTTCAACGAATTCTCCACGCGAGGCAGCCAGTAATTTGTCGGCATCGACTGGATTTTTTGGGGGGATGTTTTCCCTGGCTTTATTGAGTTCCTCCCTCAGTTCCTGGTATTTCGTTTCTACAGATGAGACATTTTCCAGTGATTGCGTGTCCTCATTATGTTTAACTGGAATTTCTTCCACTGATTCAGGCGCTGCCTGTTCATTAGCCATTGTGTCCGATGCTTGTTGCTTTTCTTCATCGCCATGTTTTCCTTCTGCTGTTCCGCGCTGCGGCATCGGTGCTGATGAGCGACCGCAGGCAATTTCCACGATTTCCGGATCCGGGTTAGCGTGATCGGTTTCGGTCAACACTTTGTTGAGATATTCAGTCACGCGTGCCGGGATGGCCTCAATGCCGATTGGTGCTTCTTTCACGGAAGCCACCACAATGGCGCGGGAATAATCCAGCCCACCGGGCATGGCGATAAATTTGTCGCGAAAAACAGAAAAGGGCGGCTTATTCTCTGACACGATTTCTTCAACGCGTTTTGCGTGTGCTGGGTGCAGGTTATAAATATCCACATCCATTGAACGGGCCAGAACGCCGGTGGCTACATCTCGTGCGAGTGATGTCTTATCATGTTTGAATCCTTCACCACGATCGGTAATATTTCCGCCGCCAGCGTTAGCACCGGAAGGCGTACGGGTAATGCCTGAAACATAANNNNCGNNNCTGTCAGGACACTTACTTGCTCTTTTATGAACACTCTTTTATGAAAATTGAAACGGAGAATACTGCCAGATGAGTCATCAGTGTTCACTTTCTGAACTGAATGAAAACCTGGTGCCTTTCACTGCCAGGCAGATTAAGTCCTCATTAATCTGGTGTGCAGAGGATGTCAGAAATCCAGACGAGCTGCAAAATGCCTGCAGTTATATTATCGATCCTGGCAGTACAGCTTCTGCCAAAGTGTTCCATGCAGAGCGCTATGGTGGCAGTGGTATTCAGCGTAATGGAGGTGGTGCACGTTGTGGGTTTGATGGTAACTACCAGGTTAAAGGAATAGGAAGTAATCCGTTGGTTGGCGAAGGTACTGACGAACGTCATTCTAATGGTGCACTCGGCGCTGTTCATGCAATATATGAGGCTTTGTGGGGAGAAGTACTGGCTCAAATATTACCTTATAGTGCTGTGCGGGTTCGGGCGGTTTTACTTACAGATCTCTATACTGAAAAGGCATTTGAGCGCTCCGGTAGGAAATCACGAAGAGCCCTGTTGGTACGTGAGCCTGTTGTTCGCCCGGCGCATTTTGAACGGGCACCTTACTTCCAAGTAAAACCGGAGTATTCCAGTCAGTTAATTCACGATGCCTGTCGGGTTAGATCTGTGATCCACAAGCTGCCAGGATATCTACCTGTACCACCGGAAGAAATTGATGCTGAAGCACGAACTGATCCCCGGATTTATTGCATTGAGGGGTTATGTGAACTGGCACGTCGTGAGGCCTGGCAAATGGCATTTTGTCGAACACGTTTCCTGAGATTGACAACTTCTCCTTCTAATATTGCAATGGATGGCAGATTAATGGATTTTAACGGACTCAGTTGTCTGTTTCCGGGAGATTCCCCAGCTGATTTTGGGTATAAACTAAGATTAGCTGAACTGGCAAAAGAACCGATGGTACTTATGCAAGGGCTGTCTGATCTCTGCTTGTATATCGGAAAATATATGTTTGACCCTGACTTCACTCTTGCAGCCCGTTTGAAGGTTGAGGAGATATTTCAGAAAACTTTTCATGAAGCATGTTATTACTGTTATCTAGAACTGTTGGGTATTCCTGGAGAATTTATAACACAAAAAGAGATACCTGATATATTGAAAGAACTGGTTAACAGTTTTGTTGCATTACTCAATAAATACTGCGAGAAATCACATGCCCAAGATATTGTCAATCAGGATGGTTCACCATTGCAAAAGTTGGTTGTGACGCTAATCCATCATAGGCATAATCAAAAGCAGGCACTGAATAGTAGCATCAAGAATGATGTTTATTTCACCGTTGCACAACAGTGTTTTTCCCAGGCCATCCACTGGCTGACGCAAGGCAGTACCAGACGTCAGATAAATGCCTCATTACTCCTGAAAGAAATTGAACATCATACCATGAAAAGGCTGCAACCCAGGGAAGAGCTGAGGAAATAGAATATGTGCGAAAAAATTGCCATCCTGCTGGATAATCATGGCGATGATCCCCTTTTTTTACAAGAAGCAATTTCTGATATGAAAAATTTTATGCTTAAGTTTTCCAGAGATGCATTTGGATATCTTGAACCGATAAGAAACACAGTGTAATAAATATATAAGGGAAATAGTAATCATGTCTTATATAAGGGAAACCATCAGAGGAAAAGATGAATGGACTGTTTATGAACAGATCGGTTTTGCGGTCAGTTGTATGCTCTACAATCGTAATTACAGTCTGTATCCGGTGTTAACCATTCAATACTGGACTGAATATGCGATACAGCATAATCAGATTAAATTCCTGTTTGATTCACGAGGTTTTCCACTGGCGTATATTACTTGGGCATATCTTGAGGCTGATACAGAAGCGCGCCTGCTCAGGGATCCAGAATTCAGGTTGCATCCGTCTGAATGGAATGAAGATGGAAGGATCTGGATTCTGGATTTCTGTTGTAAACCAGGCTTTGGTCGAAAAGTTATTGACTATCTCATACAGCTTCAGCCATGGGGAGAAGGAGAAGTACGATGGTTAAGCAGGCGAAAGAAAATTGTGACATACATCCCTGAGCGGCTGCATAAAACGTAGTACCTCTGAAGATACAGAGATAATTGTAAATTACGGGGTAAATGCATCGCTGATACTATTTTGACAGGACTCTGTATTTTCTGGCTTTGATTATAGCATTTCGGTTAACCAGTGAAGGTATTACAGGAAAAGTGTGAGTAAGAGGAGCTATTTTGTTTCTTCAGGATGCTTTAGAAAACAGAAAAATGAAGTGGCAGGGACGGGCAATATTACTTCCCGGAATACCACTATGGTTAATCATGCTGGGAAGCATAGTGTTTATTACGGCATTTCTGATGTTCATTATTGTTGGTACCTATAGCCGCCGTGTTAATGTCAGTGGTGAGGTCACAACCTGGCCAAGAGCTGTCAATATATATTCAGGTGTACAGGGATTTGTTGTCAGGCAGTTTGTTCATGAAGGACAGTTGATAAAAAAAGGGGATCCTGTTTATCTGATTGACATCAGTAAAAGTACACGTAGTGGTATTGTCACTGATAATCATCGTCGGGATATAGAAAACCAGCTGGTTCGTGTGGACAACATTATTTCCCGTCTGGAAGAAAGTAAAAAAATAACGCTAGATACCCTGGAAAAACAACGCCTGCAATACACAGATGCGTTTCGTTGCTCATCAGATATTATACAGCGTGCAGAGGAAGGGATAAAAATAATGAAAAACAATATGGAGAATTACAGAAACTATCAGACAAAAGGGCTGATTAATAAAGATCAGTTAACTAACCAGGTGGCATTATATTATCAGCAACAAAACAATCTTCTTAGCCTGAGCGGACAGAACGAACAGAATGCCCTGCAGATAACCACTCTGGAGAGTCAGATTCAAACTCAGGCAGCAGATTTTGATAACCGTATCTACCAGATGGAACTGCAACGGTACGAGTTACAGAAAGAACTGGTTAACACTGATGTGGAGGGCGAAATCATTATCCGGGCGTTGACTGACGGGAAAGTTGACTCCCTGAGTGTCACTGTCGGGCAAATGGTCAATACCGGAGACAGCCTTCTGCAGGTTATTCCTGAGAACATTGAAAATTATTATCTTATTCTCTGGGTCCCGAATGATGCTGTTCCTTATATTTCGGCTGGTGACAAAGTGAATATTCGTTATGAAGCCTTTCCGGCAGAAAAATTTGGGCAGTTCTCTGCTACGGTTAAAACTATATCCAGGACTCCTGCGTCAACACAGGAAATGTTGACCTATAAGGGAGCACCACAGAATACGCCGGGCGCCTCTGTTCCCTGGTATAAAGTCATTGCGATGCCTGAAAAGCAGATTATCAGATATGGCGAAAAATACCTCCCTCTGGAAAATGGAATGAAAGCCGAAAGTACACTATTTCTGGAAAAAAGGCGTATTTACCAGTGGATGCTTTCTCCTTTCTATGACATGAAACACAGTGCAACAGGACCGCTCAATGACTAACGGGAATTTCAGACAAATTATAAATCAGCTTGATATGCGCTGGCGACGTCGTGTTCCGGTTATTCATCAGACGGAGACCGCTGAATGTGGACTGGCCTGCCTGGCAATGATATGCGGTCATTTTGGTAAGAATATTGACCTGATATCTCTTCGCCGGAAGTTTAATCTCTCGGCCCGTGGAGCAAACCTTGCAGGAATCAATGGAATAGCGGAGCAGCTGGGGATGGTCACCCGGGCTCTTTCACTGGAGCTGAATGAGCTTGGTGCCCTCAAAATGCCGTGTATTCTCCACTGGGATTTCAGTCACTTCGTCGTGCTGGTCAGCGTAAAGCGTAACCGTTATGTACTGCATGATCCGGCCAGAGGCAGAAGATATCTCGGTCGGGAGGAAATGAGCCGGTATTTTACGGGCATTGCACTGGAGGTCTGGCCCGGAAGTGAATTCCAGGCGGAAACCCAGCAGACCCGCATAAGTCTCCGTTCACTGATTAACAGTATTTACGGTATTAAAAGAACACTGGCGAAAATTTTCTGTCTGTCAGTTGTAATTGAAGCAATCAATCTGGTAATGCCGGTGGGGACTCAGCTGGTTATGGATCATGCGATTCCGGCGGGGGACAGAGGGCTGCTGACGCTTATTTCTGCTGGCCTTATGTTCTTTATATTGCTCAAGGCCGCGGTGAGTATGCTGCGTGCATGGTCCTCACTAGTTATGAGCACGCTCATCAATGTACAGTGGCAGTCGGTGATGCTGCCAACTTACTGATTTAGTGTATGATGGTGTTTTTGAGGTGCTCCAGTGGCTTCTGTTTCTATCAGCTGTCCCTCCTGTTCAGCTACTGACGGGGTGGTGCGTAACGGCAAAAGCACCGCCGGACATCAGCGCTATCTCTGCTCTCACTGCCGTAAAACATGGCAACTGCAGTTCACTTACACTGCTTCTCAACCTGGTACGCACCAGAAAATCATTGATATGGCCATGAATGGCGTTGGAGGCCGGGCAACTGCCCGCATTA